CACACTTATGATGTTGTGGGTTCAATGTTCCCCCAAAAAGAAATGGGTGGTGGTTCTGGTCTGAAGTATGCTGCTTCATCTATTGTGTATCTTTCTAAGAAGAAAGAAAAAGATGGTACTGAAGTAATTGGTAATATTGTTCACTGTAAGAATCATAAGTCTAGAATTACTGTCGAAAATAAAATGGTAGATGTTCGATTAACTTACGATAAAGGTTTGGATAAATACTATGGATTACTTGACTTAGCACTAAAATATGGTATATTTAAAAATGTATCAACTCGTATTGAATTACCAGATGGTTCTAAAACTTTTGGTAAGACAATCAATAATAATCCAGAGAAATTCTTTACTGAGGATATTATGAAACAATTAGACGAATGTGCAGAGAAAGAGTACAAGTATGGAAATAGAGAAGAAGTACAAGTTAGTTCAGAATAAAGATGCTAAATGGCAAGGTATAGGACTAACTAAAGAAGCTGGTTTCTATCAAGGTGTGGTCTACAACTATGGGAAGGTTACACCTCATGAAGAAAATGGTAAGTTACGATTACAATTTGAATGGAAAATACTAGATTCAAATGGGTTAGGAAAAGAATATTTTAAAGATGACTTTTTTAACTTGATTGGTGACATACTTTATGATATAATGGATAAACAATTGAAGGATGGAACGCTACAATATGTCAACACAGACTCAGACAATTGAGAGAACAACTCTCACAAATTTAATTTATAATGAGGATTATACCAGAAAGGTACTTCCTTTTATAAAAGCAGAATATTTTGCAAACCGTAATGAAAGAGTAGTATTTGAAGAGATTGAGAAGTTTCTAGAAAAATACAATTCATTACCTACAAAAGAAACACTCACTATCGGAATTGATAATCGTAAAGATATCACAGATGAGGAGTATAAAAAAGTAGTGGACATTATTAGTTCACTTGATAAGACGGATGTTGACCTACAATGGTTACATGACGAAACCGAAAAGTTCTGTAAAGATAAAGCAATCTACAATGCAGTTCTTGATGGAATTAAAATTATTGATGGGAAAGATAAAGATAGAACTCCAGAAGCGATACCTTCTATTCTTTCAGATGCACTTGCTGTATCATTTGACCTATCAGTAGGACACGACTATGTTGAAGATGGTTTAGATAGGTATGATTTCTATCATAAGAAAGAGATTAAGATACCATTTGACCTAGATTATTTCAACAAGATAACTAAAGGTGGTTTACCACAAAAGACACTAAATATTGCACTTGCTGGAACTGGAGTTGGTAAGTCGTTGTTCATGTGTCATATGGCTGCATCTACACTTATGCAAGGTAAGAATGTTCTGTATATCACACTAGAGATGGCAGAAGAACGTATTGCAGAAAGAATAGATGCAAACTTAATGAATGTAACTATAGATGATTTACATACACTTCCTAAGAAGATGTTTGAAAGTTATCTAACACGAATAAACAAAAAGACAAATGGAAAATTGATTGTCAAAGAATACCCAACTGCATCTGCTCATGTTGGAAACTTTAGAAGTTTAATTAAGGAACTCGCACTAAAACGTAGTTTCAAACCAGATATTATCTTTATTGACTATCTTAATATATGTGCATCATCAAGGTTTAGGGGAAATGCAAATGTCGGTTCATACTTTTATATCAAAGCGATTGCAGAAGAACTTAGAGGCCTTGCCGTTGAAACTAATGTTCCGATTATGTCAGCGACACAAACAACTAGAGGGGGGTTTGTCTCAAGCGACATTGGTTTGGAAGATACGTCAGAGAGTTTTGGTTTGCCTGCTACAGCAGACCTTATGTTTGCACTCATATCTACAGAAGAACTTGAAGACTTAAATCAGATATGTGTTAAACAGTTAAAGAATCGTTATAATGACCCTACTATGAATAAAAGATTTATATTAGGTATTGACAGAGCGAAAATGAAACTGTATGATGTAGAACAACAAGCACAAAACGACTTAGTGGATTCTGGACAAGAGAAACATGAACAGCCTGTATTCGACAACACTCCATTTGCTGGAAAGACTAGCAAGTATGAGAAATTTTCAGATATTAAAGTCGAGTAAGTATAAAGTAAAATACTATCACGACATTAATGTAGAATCAAAAAAGTGGGAAGTTATTGAACTTCCTTCTAGGCGTATCATTTGTACATATCATTTTGAAGATGATGCACAGAATATATCAAATGTTCTGAATACAAAAAAACCATTCGGTGACTACGGATTTCCAAATTTCTTAACCCATAAATAAGAGTAATATTAAATGGAGTACTTGGAACATGACGAAACCCATTCCTAAAAAGATTGCAAGATTAGTTCTTGCAGAAGGTGATACAACAGCAGCCTACGATATGGAAAAAGTTATCGTATCTGCTGCTGGTGGTACACCATTTACATCAAAACTTATAGATAATTCGGATAAGGTAGGAGAAAAGATTGTTACTTCTCTAAAGTTATCTGGTCAAGCAAGTTTTCCACAAAATGCATACCCAGCATCCAAAAAATGGAATCAATATTTTCCAAGAGGTGCAAAAGGTTCTACTTTAACACCAAAGACAGATTTTGTAGTTGGTGAGGATAAGATATCTTTAAAAACTGGTGATGCACAACTAATGTCTGGTGGTAGAAACGAAGCAACTGCTACGTTTTATGTAGCTGCAGAAACATCTGGAACACAGTTAGATGCAACTGTTAAAGAACTTGGTAAGAAAATGGAGAACCTTTTACCATCTACGGACATGAGAAAATTAGGAATTAAAGGTAGTAAAACTGATTTACAAAAAGCAGGAAAGTTTGCTGAAGTTGAAATATTAAAAAAAGCAGATGATGTTCATAAAACATTTAAACAAGATTTAAGAAATTTATTTGCAAACAATGATGCTTTTGCAAATGCATTTACATATGAAGCGATGACAGGCAAAGTTAAATTTGATAATAGTGATGGTACTGCTGACTATTTTCTTGTAACTGATTATTCTGGTAATGCCCAAGGACATAAAGTTAATAATATGACTGATGCATATGTGAAGAAAATTGCGAAACAAGTAAAACCAGATGTAAAATTTAAAGCAACACAAAGTACTGAATCTCAATTAAAGTCTCCAACTAATCCTAAAGGTAAAACTGGTTATTATACTTTCTGGTCAGCTGTAGGTTTGGGTGTTAAGATGATTGTTGAAGAGGAAGTTAAAAATGCAGACTTACTAACAGAGGGTATTTTTGATGTATTTAAAAGGGCAGCAAGTAAAGTTGTTAATTGGTTTAAAAACTTCTTTAAAAAGGTAAAAAAAATTATTGGTAAATCTTGGGAATCACTTATTAAATTTATGGGATTTGAACCAGAGGTAGAGTTTAATAATAATGTCAAGTTTTAATTTAATCTTAGAAGGTAAAGAAGGTAAGAACCTACACTTAGAACATATCGAAGATGAGATATTGAACTTTGGTGTGCCTGGGGGTAGAGCTGCAATTAACTTTGTTCGTTCACTAAGAGATATGCTTGCTGGAGAAGCAAGGTCTTCAGTCAACATGACAGTCAAGTGGGATGGTGCGCCTGCGATATTTGCTGGAGAAGACCCAAGTGATGGTAAGTTCTTTGTTGCAAAGAAATCAGTATTCAATGAAAAACCATTGTTATATAAAAGTGTCAAGGAAATCCAAGATGCAGCTGAATTGAGTGGTACTTTAAAATCAAAGTTTACAACCTCATTCACAGAGTTTTCTAAACTTGGTATCAAAGATGTTCTTCAAGGTGACTTGATGTTTACATCTGAAGATAAGTCTTCAGAAAAAATTGATGGTAAGTCATTCATCACATTTCAACCTAATACAATCGTATATGCAGTTGACCCTACATCCGATATTGGTAAAAGTATTAATAGTGCAAATGTTGGTATTGTATGGCACACAACATATAAAGGTTCTACATTACAAGATATGAAAGCATCATTTGGTGCAGACATAAAAGGACTAAGTAAATCAAAATCAGTTTGGATGGATGATGCAACTTATAAAGATGTATCTGGTAAAGCAACTATGACTGCAAAAGAAACAGCAGAAGTTACTGCACACTTATCAAACGCTGGTAAAACATTTCAAAGAATTAATGCACCATTATTAAAGAAGTTTTTAAGATTACAAGATTCACTTACTGGTAAATTAGTGGGTGCAAGTTTGAAGACATACAATAACACAAAGGTTCGTGTAGGTCAAGCAATAAAAGACCCTAAAGGTCATGCAAATGGTTATATTACTCATGTAGAGAATCATTTCCAAAAAGAGATTGAAAAACTCAAGACCCAGAAATCTAAAGATGTTCTGGAAAC